GTGGACGCCGGTCGCCGTCAGGGTCAATACCCGCTTTGACCGGCGTGCCGCCCGGCTCGGGGAGCGTTCAGTTAACCGGCGGTTTTAACCGCCTTTGGTGGACGCCCGCGCTTTGCCGCCGGTTTGGTGGCAGGTTTGCGCGTGCGCGGTTTAGTCGTTTTACGGGGTGCCGTTTCTGGTTTTGGCTTTAATGCGCGTTCCAGTTGCTCAATCGCTTTGCGTACACCGCCGTTGCGGTCGAGCTGCATAGCGCGCTGAAACTGTGCCAGCGCCTCCGCGCCCTGACCGGCATCGCGCAGGGTCAGGCCGGTCACTTTATGCAGACGGGCGCGCACCATATCGGGAACGTCGGCACCGTCGGTCAGGTCGATGGTGGTCAGCAGTAATGCGAGGTCGACAGGCTCACCGGCATCGCGCAGGCGCTGTGCGGCAAGTGCCACCTCTTCAACCAGCATGTAAGGCGTCGTGCGGCGATGGTCAGAGGTGAGGCCGTATTTCAGCGCATAAGGGGCTATTTCCAGCGCGCCAGCGATATCACCGGCGTCGAGACGCCACAGCATGACGGTCATCACAATGTCATCCTGTGCACCACGGCCATCAGCCAGCACACCGGCAACCCACGGCGCATAGAACGGCAACAGCTCGCGCTTTTTCTCGGCTTTGCGCTCATTTGAACGGATGTTTTTTAACGTGCGGCGGTCTTCGGCCAGCTTTACCAGCATCTGCTCGTAGGCGGTTGCATGGCGCAGCGGGGCTTTTTCCCGCTGCGCGGCTTCTGAGGCCGAGACCCGCATCATGTGACGCTGTGCGGGGCTCATCATGGGTTTACTCTCCGCTTTCCGGTGCTGCAGGAGCGGTGAATTCGCCCAGAGTGATATTTTCCAGCAGGCACCCGGCGGCATACGCCTCGACCACATAATCGATGTTCATCGACTCGTAGTTTTCCACGCGGTCGCGTTTGGGGTTTTCGATGACTGAACGGCGATGACTATCATCCATGAAGTAGATAGAGAGGTTTTCCAGCGTGGTCACTAACACCGCATTCGCCGGGAAGTAGGGCACGCGCACGGCTGGCAGGTTGCCGATGCGCTTCTGGCTGATAATGACGTCTGCCGCAAGCGATTCGCTGTTTTCCTGCTGTTTATTAACCAGCGGGAAATATTTATCGGCCAGTAGCTTGCGACCAACAATAGCAACCAGTTTGGTTGAGTCCTGATAAACCTCATCAATCAGGGTACCTGTCGCATCCATTACCAGCGCGTCGAGGTTCTCATAGTCGCCGTTTTTGCCAACACGAATCACATCGGAAACGACCTTGCCGTCAGCATCGGTGATTTTGCTCATCACGCGTGCCGGGGCTTCATTACGGTACTTCTGCAGCCAGCCGACCGCCACATCCTGCAGCATTGGGTTGGTTTTGCGATTCGAGGTCGGTGCACGATGAGTGCCGTTAAAACCGGCCATGATGAAATCCAGTGCCTGACGCTGGATAATGGCGTCGCGAATGCGGCGCTGGAAGTCCTGAAAACGCGCCCACAGGTCGAGCGTTTTATAGCGCAGGTGGAAGTCAAAGTTGACCTGATCGCACTCATACTTATTGGACTCAAGCGCGACAAAGTCAGATGTTTCGCGCTCATCGTCGCCAGAGGTGTCGGTCGTACTGGCAATAGTGCCATCTACTCCCACACCGATTTTTTCACCTTTCAGTTCATCAACCGGAAAAATGTTAATCATCTTCAGAAACGCGGATGACGCCTGCACGGTGTTCATCAGGGTTTGCGTAACGGACGGTTCGACGGTGAATTTTTTGCTGACGTCTTCAACACTGATGCCGTTCAGTTTGGCGAGCTGGCTCAGATAGGCATTGAATTTAAAACGGGTTTCCTGACGCATAGTATTTCCTGTTTGAATTAATTGGTTAGTCACAGCATCGGGCGGGGTCGCCGCCCGGTTTCAGACCTGCGGGTTATCAGCAGTCGGTCAGCAGCTCATCGCCACCGCCGCCGCTGGCTTTTGCGCGTCGCGGCTGGCTGAAACTTTCGGTTTTATCGAGGGTGGTTTTCAGGACGGAAAATGCCTGGCTGGTTTCTTCAACCTTGCCGGTCAGTTCCTGTTTGAAGGTCGCAAATGCGGTTTCCATATCGGAAATACGCTTATCCTGTGCGGTCAGGTTGGTCTGCACATGCTCGCTGACGGTGGTCACCGCTTCATGCACATCATTCAGGCGCGCATCGTCGCTGACCTGTTTGCGGCTGAAAATGGCGCTCACCTTATCGACCAGACTGTTAAGCACCGTGCCGGGGACGTCTTCAAATTCCAGTTCCGCCAGAGTGGCGACGGAAAAGACGTTTTCAGGATTGGCCTTAAAGCGCTGCAGCGGGTTGTATTTCGCGGTGCGGCAGAATTCGAGGTATTCAGTACCGAGGCTTGCCGGGTCATCGGTGACCGCAAGGCCGACAAGATAGCATTTGCCGGTGTTGGCAAAATTCGGCTGAATTTCCATTGAGGTATAGACCTTCTGCAATTTTTTATTCATTGCGATAAGGTCATCGGTCGGGGTGATTCTGGCGAACAACGCCCATTTGCCGTTAAGCGCGGAATCGTCGTCAATCTTCTCGGCTTTCAGTTCAACAACATCGCCTAAGCGTTTAAAGTCGCCATCAGGGAAGAGACCGCGAATGTGTTCGAGGTTAATGCGGCAACCGTAGACACGCGGGTCAAAGGTTTCGGCCATTTCCTGAATATCGTTAGCGCCGATAATGCGCCCGTCGCAGGTGTCACCCTCGACGCCAATGCGAAAGAATTTTGAGACTTTTTTTGCCATTGTCAGGAGTCCTGAGGTTGTGGTTACGGGTCACCGCCAGTTTCCAGACTCAGACCACCCTCAGCCACCTGTCACGACTGGACAACCGCCCACACAACAGCACCTTAGCGAATCACTGACGGCCATTAAGTAGCCTTGCCCTGAATCCATTACGGCGAGGCATCAATGACCATTTCCACCGATACAACCTTGTTGCATGACCCGCGACGACAGGCATCGCTGCTTTACTGGCAGGGCTTTTCCGTGCCACAGATTGCCGAAATGCTGCAGGTCAAACGCCCGACCGTGCAGAGCTGGAAGCAGCGCGACGGCTGGGACGGTATTGCACCGATTTCCCGCGTCGAAAGCAGCCTTGAGGCGCGTCTGATTCAGCTCATCGTTAAGCCACAAAAGTCAGGCGGCGACTTCAAAGAGATTGACCTGCTCGGGCGGCAGATTGAGCGACTGGCGCGCGTTAACCGCTACAGCCAGACCGGCAACGAGGTCGACCTTAACCCCAACGTTGCCAACCGCAACAAAGGCGAGCGTAAGAAACCGAAAAAGAACTTTTTCAGCGACGAGGCTATCGCAAAGCTGGAAGAAATATTCTTTGACCAGTCTTTCGAGTATCAGCTGCAGTGGTACCGCGCAGGGCTGGCGCACCGTATTCGCGATATTCTCAAATCCCGCCAGATTGGCGCGACGTTCTATTTCTCCCGCGAGGCTCTGCTGCGCGCACTCAAAACCGGCCATAACCAGATTTTCCTGTCAGCCAGTAAAACGCAGGCTTACGTGTTCCGCGAGTACATCATCCAGTTTGCGCGACTGGTCGACGTCGACCTGACCGGCGACCCGATTGTCATCGGCAACAACGGCGCAAAACTGATTTTTCTCGGTACCAATTCCAACACGGCGCAGAGTCATAACGGCGACCTGTATGTCGACGAAATTTTCTGGATCCCGAACTTTCAGCGGCTGCGCAAAGTCGCCTCGGGCATGGCCTCGCAAAAACACCTGCGCTCAACCTATTTTTCGACGCCCTCCACGCTGGCGCATGGCGCTTACCCCTTCTGGTCTGGCGAACTGTTCAACAAGGGGCGCAGCAGTATCGCCGAGCGTATCGATATCGATATCAGCCATACCGCGCTCGCCGGTGGTCAGCTCTGCGACGATGGACAGTGGCGGCAGATTGTCACCATTGAGGACGCGCTTGCCGGTGGCTGCACCCTGTTTGACCTTGACCAGCTCAAACGCGAAAACAGCGCAGAAGACTTTAAAAACCTGTTTATGTGCGAATTTGTCGACGACAAAGCGTCGGTGTTCCCGTTCGAGGAGCTGCAACGCTGCATGGTCGACGTGATGGAATCATGGGAAGACTTTGCCCCGTTCGCCGATTATCCATTCGGTTCCCGCCCGGTCTGGATTGGCTACGACCCGTCACACACTGGCGATAGCGCCGGGTGCGTCGTACTCGCGCCGCCGGTGGTCTCGGGTGGCAAGTTCCGCATGCTGGAGCGCCATCAGTGGAAAGGCATGGACTTTGCCGCACAGGCAGAGGGGATCCGCAAGCTGACCGAGAAATATAACGTTGAATACATCGGCATTGACGCGACCGGCCTCGGCCTCGGCGTTTATCAGTTGGTGCGCTCATTCTTCCCGGCAGCGCGCGGTATCCGTTACACACCTGAAATGAAAACCGCAATGGTGCTCAAGGCAAAAGACACCATTCGCCGCGGCTGTCTGGAATACGACGCCGGGGCAACCGACGTCACGCAGTCGTTTATGTCCATTCGCAAAACCATGACCAGCAGCGGGCGCAGCACCACCTATGAGGCCAGCCGCACAGAGGAAGCCAGTCACGCCGATATCGCATGGGCGACCATGCACGCCCTGTTAAACGAACCGCTTTCTGCCGGTAGCGGCATGCAGCCAAAATCTATTCTGGAGTTCAATTAAAATGGGTAAGCAAAAATCCCGTAAAGCCGCTGCGCAGAAGGCCAGCAAGTCACAGCAACTGACCGGCAGCGCACCGCCAAAAACAACAGCGTTCACCTTCGGTGAGCCGGTGCCGGTACTCGATAAGCGCGATATTCTGGATTACGTCGAGTGCATCAGTAACGGCAAATGGTACGAGCCGCCGGTCAGTTTCTCCGGGCTGGCAAAGAGCCTGCGCTCTGCCGTACATCACAGCTCACCTATTTACGTTAAGCGCAATGTGCTCGCGAGTACCTATATCCCGCACCCGTTGCTGTCTCGTCAGGATTTCAGCCGCTTTGCTCTCGACTATCTGGTTTTCGGCAATGCCTTTCTTGAGCAACGCCACAGCGTCACCGGCCAGTTAATCAGGTTGCTGGCCTCACCGGCTAAATATACCCGGCGAGGGGTCGACGACTCGATTTTCTGGTTTGTGGAAAACTTCACTCAGCCTCACGAATTCGCCCCTGATACGATTTTTCACCTGCTGGAGCCCGACATCAA